TTTTGATTCAGCTTTCACCTTTATTCTTAAGGGTATTAAAAGAGATCGGAAATGCAATTTAAAAAAATAAGTGTTCTATTAACAATACAGGACATCTAGTCATGTTAATAGAACACTATCCAATCAATGGAATTTAACCTCAATTGAAACAGATTCTGGTTTTTTCTCTGTAGACACTTTATCAACCACTATTTCTTTGACGGTCATCTGAACAAATTGTTTTTTCTCCGGCAAAGACATGTTATCCCAGTTTTCTTTCATATCCATCAGTAATTCTGATATATTTATATTGTGGGTTGTTTTACTTTCGTCTAATGCTTCTAATTCACTCAGGAGCATTTTTTCTTTTTCATTCTCTTCCTTCATCCTACTTTTAAAATCCTCATCCGTAATCATTTCATTTACCCAAGCATATTGCCACTTTGATTTACGATTTTCTATTTCTTTTAGTTCTTTTTGTATGCTCGCTATTTTTTTCTTGTTGGCGCTTTTATTTTCTTCTTCTGTGAGCGCTTCATCCAATACCTCAAAGTTATCCCATTGATCAAAAAACGCCTTAAATTGAGGCTCTAAAAAGTTCTGGGCGATGCTTGGCAAATCACATAAACCAAGTTTTCGATTCGCACAGTGATATCGATAAGTTTCTTTCCCTCTTGCAATACCATAGCTCCCATTAAGGGGGCGACCACAACGTTTGCATTTTACGACACCTGAAAAAATATATGGACTGTTAGCCCGGCGCGGGTGAGCGTGATGTCTTTTTTCTCTTATTAACTGAACTTGATCATATATATTTTTATCTATGATTTTAGGAATTACATTCTCATTTTCAAAGTATCTTTCTTTATTAACTCGGTAGTTATGCCGTTGGGTTCCAATATAAACAGGATTACTTAAAATGTAACGCAATGATTCGGCAGTAAATGGCTTGCCGGATTTATGTCTTAGACCACGTTTGTTTAGTGTTAATGCCATTTTACTGATCCCAATACCACTCAGGTATAAATTATAGATTTCGCGAACGATAGCAGCCTCTGATTCATTAATTACTAAGTAATCCCCATCCCGATCATAACCAAGGGGAGGTATGGCCACGACCCATTTACCTTCCCTTGCCTTTTGCTCCATACCAAAACTAACACGTTCGCCCAAGTTTTCCCTTTCCCATTGAGCCAATGCAGCTACAAGAGTGATGAATAATCTGCCGGTCGCCGTTGTGGTATCGTATACTTCGGTTGCAGACTTGAATTTGACATCATGTTTTTCAAACAAATTAATTAATTCGTGTAAATCAAGGACAGAGCGGGTAAGCCTGTCCAGTTTGTAAACCAAAACACAATCGAATGCTTTTTCTTGAACACCTTTCAACATCCGTTTTAATTCTGGTCTTCCTGTGATATCTTTTGCGCTAATCCCCTCATCTACATAAAAATGTACAAGGTCCCATCCTTGAGAAACCGCATAGGCCTCAAGTCTCCTTTTTTGCGCTTGTATGGAGTATCCTTCTTCCGCTTGTTCATGAGTTGACACACGGATATATGCTACTACTTTCATTTATCTCACCTTTAAAAAATAATTTAAATAAAAATCGCTTGAAAACAACAGTATTAATTTAATTTACTTTTGTTAACTTGGTTCAAACATCACCTGAATAACTTTACCGATGATGCGAGCTTTTTCATTATTTATTAAAATAGGTTCATAGTTTGGATTGTCTGGGTACAAGATAACCTGACCTGTAGGAGTTTTCTTTACTCTTTTCAAAGTTGCCTCGTCGCCATTTACATTCACAACGGCGATTTCTCCATTTTCAACATCAGGTTGAATTTTAACAACAACACGATCCCCGTCATAAATACGGCTTCCGATCATTGAATCGCCTTTAACCCTCAAAATAAAGACCTGACCTTCCTTCAAATTCCATAAGTTAGGTATTTCCGTCCATTCTTCAATATGTTCATTAGCAAGTATCGGTTGGCCGGCTGCGATATAACCTAACACCGGTAAACGAATAGTTTTGAATTGTTCTTCTTTTCCTATATCGGTTTTCAACATTTTTATATTTTCGTTAATGTACTTGTCTAATGAATTTATTAAAAATAATTTAAACCTTAAGTTATTATCTTTAAACAGACTTTCTTCCATAGTTTTTATGTCAAAATAAGTATTTGGGTCACGGAGTATTTCTGTTACATCACTGACGGTTGCTTCAAAAATAATTTCATTTATCAAATTATCCGGTTTTTTTTCAATAAGGTTATTTAACTCAGTTAAAAACTCAAACAAAGTCATAATTACATTTGTAAGCATAGAATTGATAAATGTTTGATTAAAGTCGATCTTGTCTAAATATATACTTGATTCAAGTCTTTCGCGTAAATCTTTTGGGAGTCCATCCATAATATCGGTTACGGATAAATGCGGGTCATCGATACGACCTGTTAAATAGTCGGTGGTTACATTATACAAATCTGCTAAAATTTTTAATGTTTTTATATCTGGTTCAGTACCTCCTTTTTCATATCTGCTAAGAGTTTTGTTATTAATGTTAGTTATGTTTGAAACATCCATTTGGCTTAACTTTTTGTTTTCTCTTGCTTTCTTTAAACGCTCTCCTAATAAAGACATTTATTTTCCTCCTCATTCATAAATAATGATACCATTAATCTCATATTTTTAGAAAAAAATCTTCAAAACGAAGAAAAAAGTATTGACATCTCAGAAAATGAGAAGTATATTTAAGACATAAATCTCAAATACCAAGAAAAGAGAGGTGAAAAAGATGACCGTTAATGAAAAAATTCGAGATTATATTCAAGATCAAGGAATTAAGTTTAAGTTCGTTGCCAATAAAGCGGGTATCCCTGAAAAAAAGTTTTATCGATTGATAAACGGCCAAACAATAATGTCTGTTGATGAATTCGAACTAATTTGCAAAAAAGGGTTATCTGTAGAACCATCATTTTTTTTAAATAGAAATCTCAAAAAATGAGACTTGGGTTATGGTGATCTCAACAGAAGAGAATAGGGTGAACAAATTAGTTTTTTGCCAATTGACATTATAAATTCAACCCAAATCAAAAAAATCCTTTTAGGAGGAATCGAATTAATGAACGAACTACAAAAAGTTTTCAATTACGGGAGTGCCCAAGTCAGGACTGTAATTAAAAATAACGAACCGTGGTTTGTCGCAAAAGATGTTACTGAAGTTCTCGAAATCAAAAATAGTCGTGATGCATTATCTCGGTTAGATATTGATGAAAAGGATGTCGCTTTAACCGACACCCCTGGCGGAAAGCAAGAAATGACTATTATTAATGAATCTGGTCTTTACTCCTTAATTTTAGGAAGTCGAAAGCCGGAGGCAAAACAATTTAAACGATGGATTACACACGAAGTAATCCCTTCCATAAGGAAACATGGAGCTTACATGACACCAGAAACGATTGAAAAGGCGTTGCTTAACCCTGATGTGCTTATTGATCTTGCCACTCGTTTAAAAGATGAACAACAAAAGCGTGCAGCTGCTGAAAAAACCATTGAAGAACAAAAACCATTAGTAATGTTCGCTGAAACATGTATGGCTTCAAGTGATTCAATACTTGTCAGAGAGTTAGCGAAACTTGCTTCTGATGAAGGAATTAAAATCGGAGAAAAGCGGCTTTATAAAAAATTAAGAGAATGGGGATTTATCTTAAAAGATCGTACTGAACCAACACAGCGAGGTATTGAAGCCGGATATTTTGAAGTGATTCAAAGAGCGTTCCAAACGCCTTACGGCTCGAAAATAAACCGAACAACAAAAGTTACCCCCAAAGGTCAAGTATACATCATTGAGCGATTAAAAAAGGAAGGAAAGGAAGCGAGTTAAATGGCGAAAAACCAACCATCACCAGAAGTCATGAAGCAAGTTTACAAATTCTTGCTTGCAACTGTTATCCCAAGACGGATTGAAAAGTTGCGACAAGCTGAAATCCAAAAGGAGGCATAGATCATGCAAGAGTGGCAATGGGGAATCTTGTTCAGGGAAATTGAAGGGTACATCGAACAAGCGAAAAAAATGGAGAACTTTTATCAAAATGACAATCCAATTGATGATTATTCACGTGGCTTCAACAGGGCAGTTATACGGTGTAGTCAATCCGAAGCCAGAACGTTTCAAATGCTCCTTGACACAGTAAAACAATTTAGGGAAGGGGAAAAGCAGAATGCCGTATGATTCCTGGTATCTTCCATTCGAGCCGAAGGAGATCGGCGAATGTTCAATCTGCGGAGAAATGATTTATGACGGAGAAGAATGCGACTTGATCCAAATTGTTTGCAAGCAATGTCTTGAGCAACCATTTTACGAAGAAGAATTTATCACAGAGGAGGATGAAGAAATTGAAATTGTATGAACTTGCGCATAATTACATGCAAATCCAAAACATGATTGAAGAAGGGGAAACAGAAAGCCTGCGAGATACTCTCGAATCCATTGAGGATGCCATTGAGGATAAGGCCGAGAACATTGCCAAAATGGTGCAATCCTTCAATGTCGAATGCGAAGCCATCAAAGCTGAAGAAAAGCGCCTAGCAGACCGCAGGAAAGCGTTAGAAACGAAGGTTAATGGATTGAAGCAATACTTACAGGAGCAATTAGAGTTGGCAGGGCTAAACAAAATCAAACGGCCGACCATTACAATATCAATTCAGAAGAACCCGCCGAGTGTTTCTATACCTGATGAATCGAAAGTTCCTTCTCAATATTTAATTATGCAACCAAAAATTAATAAGAAACTTATTCTTGAGCATTTAAAAAACGGTCATGAGTACGAATGGGCAAGTATTCATCAAGGCAAGTCACTAAGGATTAAATAAGGAGGAAATGATGGCAGGGAAACCAATAGACATTTCAGGTCGAAGATACAACAGGCTTACTGTAATTAAAATTCATAGTAGACATCCAGAAAGAGGCGTTCGATGGCTTTGCAGATGTGACTGTGGAAACGAGACTACAGCATGGGGATGGGAAATAAAAAAAGGCAAGAAAAAGAGTTGTGGTTGTTATGGTAAAGAGGTAAGAAAGTCTCAAAAATATAATTTGAAGCACGGCATGAGGAAAACGAGGTTTTATGAAATTTGGGCAGCAATGAAACGTAGGTGTACAGCAGTAAACAACCCACTTTACAAAAAATATTACATCGATAAAGGAATTATGTTCTCCCCTGAATGGTCAAAATTTGAAAACTTCAAAAATGACATGTATGAGGATTACTTAAATCATGTAAAGGAATACGGGGAAGAAGACACAACGTTAGACCGAATTGATGGAGACAAAGGCTATTTTAAAGCGAATTGCAGATGGGCAACACGTCAAGAACAAAGTCAAAATCGAAAATTCACAAAGGAGGCTTAACGATGGAACCGCAGTTTATCGACGGTAAATGGTTCATTGTCAGTGAAGAAGGGGATTACATCCCGGCTGTAACAACCAATGAGCCTGACTGCCTTTACGGCGCATATTGAAAGGAGTTTGATTATGAAAACAAGTGAATCAATTGCGAATATAGCAAAAGCGTTAGCGGCATTTCAAAAGGATGTTAAACAACCCGAAAAGGATGGTAATAATCCTCACTTCAAATCTAAATATGTAACTCTTGATGGTACGGTAAAAGCCATTCACGATTGCGCTCCTAAACACGGGTTGTCCTATACCCAAATGCCAGTAACAACAGATTACGGTGTAGGAGTTACGACCCTAATCATGCATGAAAGCGGCGAGTTCATCCAGATGGACCCTTTCGTTCTACCAATGGATAAGAAAACAGCGCAAGGTGCAGGGTCAGCCACTACTTACGCAAGAAGATACTCGTTATCAGCTGCATTTGGAATTGTGAGTGATTTAGATGACGACGGAAACGAAGCAACAGAAAACGCAAAATCGAATCAAAATAACGATTCTAACAACAATCCTGCAACCGATAAACAAATACGGTTCATTGAAAAATTAATCAAAGATGTTGCTAAGGCTTGTAATATTACCGAAGCCCAATCCGTTGCAACTCTTAAACAAAGAATGCAATTAGGCAAAGACATCAATCAATACACTGTTTCAGAAGCGAAGAAAGCGATTGAAATTCTTCAAAATGCGAAGAAAGAATCTGCGTGATCGGAAGAACAGAGGGGCAAAAGGTTGGTCGCCGCGTCCCTCTTTCCTCCATACATCCTTAATAAAAGGTGGGTATACCATGAGTTTAAAGCAAAATTACATCAGTGACAAGGAGTTAAAGGGAATTGAATGTCATTTTCTTGCTCTCAAACAACAATTAGGTGATCTCGCCGATGAAAATCAATTGAACATGGTTTTCCGGCTGATTCGATCATTGAAAGCGTACCAAGGGGAAATTGAGCGATTGACTACATTGAACCGGCATTATTTTTTCAAACTCTACAAGAACCTGGAAGCAGGCATGATTGATAACAAATACATTTTGGAAGGAGAAAAGACTGATGCCAACTAAAAACGTTATATCAATCGAAGACACATTGAAAATCGGTGGGTATTATCGTCACTTTAAAGGCGGGCTATACAAAGTCTTAAACATTATCTTAGATGTCACGAATGATGCACATAAAAAGTTAGTCGTTTACCAAAACGAGGATGGTTATATTTTCGCTCGTGAAATTTATAACTTTACCGGATTCGTTTTTAAAGATGGTGAATGGATAAAGCGCTTTAAGTTGGAAGGGGATGTGGAGGGAACGCTAATGTCTAATGAACATTGCCCGAATTGCAAAAGTGATGAATTAATCACTACTAGCATTAACTTTGTTACACGCTGTTGTAATTGTGGTTGGAATAATGGTGGGGAAAACTTTGATGAATCGAAAAATAAAGCTGCTATGTTTAAACGAATTTTTGAAATGGCGTTCGATGAAAAGGATGAAGGAGGGGACGCTGATGACTGATAGATTGCAAGAAGAACTAGACTTTGTAATCGGCTTAGCGAATGAAAGAGCGGCAACTTGCAAACAGTATCATAAGGTCTTTATGTTCTTTGCTGATAAAGATAATTGGAGAATTGAGAATGGTGTGCCATATATGGAAGATGGACCAAAAAAAGCCGTTGAATTGTTTTTCGGAGGTAACGAATGACTTCTCTACAGTCTCAAATCCTCGCTCTCTTGCTTTTGCAGGAGGGTGAGGGCATTCACCTTAACCAACTGGCAGAAACGCTAAATACGCCCATTATGGACGTTAAACAAGCAATCTATCAACTTCAAGAAAAATATCCGATCTGCACACATCAAGGGCAAGTTTACATACCAAAAAGAAATTGGATCGGAATATTAGTATCAGCTTTTCTACTCGCAGCCCCATTACTGGCGGTGATATACACATGGCAATAAGGGTAAGCGATAAGTCAAAATACTCTCTTGTTAAGCGTTGCGAAGAACTGGAAGGGCGTGGATTCGTCTGCGTTCATCCGATTAAAGAGCGGACTGTAATAAAAAAGATTATAAGTACCGTGAACGTATTGGTAACAAATACGATTTTGACGGATCGGAAACGTATACTACTTATTTCGTTCATATGGAGAGGGTTACATGAGTCTATCAAAAGAGTTGGCGCGCATAAAAAGCGAGAATCGTAGATTGATAGAAGCGAACAGCCGGCTACTGCGGGAAAACGAACAATTACGCCGAGCGTTAGCCATAAAACATCCACAAGGAGGACGTTTACCATGACAAATTCCTACTACGGTAACCAATGGGTGATCAAAGGTCACAAATTGGACGAGCATATGGTTCAAACCGCACTGAATAACGGTCTTGAGTATCACAACGTTTACAACCGTATCGTGTACAAAAAGTGGTCGGTTGAAGATGCGATCAGCAAGCCGAAAGGAGCCGGTTATGGATTTTAGTACAGCAACTAGGGCGCAGCTTGTCCATATAATCAATCACGAATCACTAGACGATAAGTATGCGGCCGCCAGGGAATTACACTTGAGAAAGCATGCAGATTGTAAAATGAACGATCCACGGATATGGAATTTATCACGCTACATTAAACAACAAAATAAGGGCTGCTCTCACGATGTTCTATGAAAGCAGCCTATCAGCTTCCCGGGCTTTCTTTCGCTCGATAAGCTCGACATATTTTAATCCTTTTTGGAGTAAGTCAGCGATAGCGGCAGATCGATTGTCTTTACGTTTTGAAAATCGATAATCGTCTACACGCTCTAAAAGAAATTTGTCCAATGAAATGGTGGTAGATGGTTTTGAACTATCTTTCCTCATATGGGCCATTGTGTATTCTCCTTTTCTTTTTTTGGATTTACGTAATACGGTAACACATCGAAAGGGGTGATTATTTTTCCTTTTTCTCATTCATTTCTTTTTGTAGCTGCTCGATGCCAAGTTTGATGATTTCGTTTAATGCTTTTGATCTTGAATTGATACGGTTTGCAAATTGGAAGTCCTCGACCTTTTCTAGGGTTTCCTCATCTAAAACAATACTAATAATAGGCTTTTTAGTCGCCATGATGTTTCCCTCCACAGTTAATAAAATATTAAAGTCATAAGTTATTAACTAATATATACAATGTCACAAAAAATATGTCAAGTATTTTTGGAAAAACATAGACAGATTACCTGCTATTTGATAGAATAAGGTTAATAGGTTAATAACCTCTTAACCTCGATGGAAGGAGGGGAGTAGATGGCGGAACAACAAGAAAAACGTATGGTTTCTATCCTGGTTGAGCAAGACACATACGACAAGATTACAGAAATTCAGAAGGAAACCGGTATTTTTAGCAGATCAAAACTGCTACGAGACCTAATTGATCGCGGCTTAAAAACACTTGAAAAAGAGGCGTGATCGAAAATGGCGACTAAAAAGCTAAAAAAGGAGGGTAAAAATGGAGGAATTTAAAGTGAAAATTAACGACGGCTTTGGATTTATACATGTTTCTAAGGATGGTTGTTTACATGTGCAACTCGATGAACCAGAGGGTATCGAAGAAGTTTGTGTGTTGCTTGATCGTGACGAATTAGTAGAATTGAAGGTCAAATTGGAGATGTACTTAGAATCAACGAGGTGAGGTGATTATGGCAAGGCCAAACAAACAAGGTGTTGACTACTTTCCATTAGATGTTCATATGGACGACAAAATAAAATTCGTTGAGATCAAGTATAAGTTAGAGGGATTCGCCGTCGTTATTAAATTGATGCAACGAATTTATGCCAACGGTTATTGGTGCAGGTGGTCCGAAGATGAAATGTTGCTATTTTCGGACGAGATAAAAGCGGATTTTTCGCTCGTTGAAAAAGTAGTTAGTGAATGTTTAAAGCGGGATGTTTTTGACGTTGAATTGTATGAAAAATACGGCATATTGACGTCAAGGGGTATACAAAAACGATACAAAGAGATCGTCAGACGAAGAAAAGACGTCGAAGTGATTGAAGAATACCTACTTATTGACGGCAGTTTCGGAGTTAATGACGTCATTAATCCGTCAGCGGGACAACAGAATGACGGCAAAAGTACACAAAGTAAAGTAAAGGAAAGTAAAGTAAAGGAAAGTAAAGGAAAAAAGATTAATCGTCACAAGTATGAAACTTGCGACATGGAGATGGCCCAACAGTTATTTGCTAAGATTCTTGAAAATAACGAACATGCAAAAAAGCCGGATTTAGAGAAATGGGCAAATGAATTTAGGTTAATGCGTGAAACAGATCATCGGACTGAAGATCAAATTAAGTATTTAATCGACTGGACGCAATCAGATAGTTTTTGGAAAACAAATATCTTGTCTCCGGCTAAATTAAGAAAACAGTTCGATCAACTTGTGGTCAGAGTTAAAGAGCAAATTAAAAAACAAAACAAACAAAGTAAAGTTGAGGATATGAAACCTAGAGCTTATCAAAGTTTACAAGATTGGGTGAATGAAGCATGAACAGAAAAGAAATTATCAATTTGTTGGCTATCGCTACTGCTAATTTTCCGTCAATGCAAGAAAAGGATATGAAACCCACGGCGATTTTGTGGGAAAAAGCACTTAATGATATTGATTACAATATTGCGGAAAAAGCTCTCCTAAAAGTGTTATCAACATCAAAATTTTTTCCGACAATATCCGAAATCAGAGAAGCGGCAGCGGATTTGACACAACCAAGAACACTGGATGCTATGGAGGCTTGGGGGTTAATTGTAGAAGCTATTAGGCGGTATGGTCTTTATAACCCGGGCAAAGCAATGGAATCCTTGCCTGATGAAGTGGTTGAAATGGTGAAGCAATTTACCTGGCGTGAACTCTGTTTGAGTGAAAATCCCGAAACATTGAGAGCTCAATTTAGAATGGCTTGGGAAACACGGAGCAAACGGCAAAAAGAATTAAAGGCTCTTCCAACTGATATTAGACAGATGATAGAAGGGTTTACCGATAAAACAAAATTAATTAGTGATTGAGAGGAGATCATTTTGGGAGCAAATGAAGCAACGACCATCACCCGGTTAGAACAGCGATACATGAAAAAAAGACGATGTAACATTTACATCGCCCTTGAAGAGTTAGATTTCATCTGGAGTTACAAAGAAATTGAGGAGTTTGACCAACTTTGGCGGGAAGGTTACTCCCTCAATTACATCTCTGATTATTTTAACAGAGATATAGATGAGGTTGCAATTCTTTTGATAGATCGGACGAAAAAAGGCTACTGTAAGCCGAGGGAAAATGGGATTCGGTGAGTTAGGGCGCATTAGATGAATATTGTGACACAACGAAAGGGGAAATTTGAAATGGCGAAAATCATAGTAGAAATGGATGAAAAATTTGAGTGGTATGAACTATGGGATCAAATTTTTGAAGGCAAGTGGTCAATAAAAGACTAAGGGGGCTGCCTCATGAAAAGGTGTGGTTGTATTTCCTGCAAACGAAATGAAGTAGTAAAGGAGAAAGCAACAACGTATGTAGCTTTTTGCGATAACTGCGGCGCACCTAAGAAAGTAAGTTCGTATGTCATTAAACTGTATTTCATGGACCCGAATGTGGAGACGATCGCCTGTCAAAAGTGCGAGAGGATGACAGTCATTCCAGAATATTTAAAAAAGGATATCAGACTTATTATGAATCGAAAACAGATCATTTATAGAATTGGGGATTTGATTGAAGAGAATTGCAAAGGATGCAAATTGATTAAAAGAAACGAACGCTCAAAGGATTATTTAACTGTTTGCCCAACATGTGATATCGGAAAGGAATTACGGCTGTTAGGTAATGAACTAAACAAGGGGAGGAAGAAGGAAATGCCATTTTCAAAAGAAATATACCTTGATTTCAAAGCGAAAGGAGTTTCCGACCGCAGGATTGAAGAGAAGTTTTCCATCAATCACAACAAGCTTTACCAAATGAAAAAGGAATGGGGATTAACAGGAGAACGTGGGAAGCCGGTATTAAAGCAAGCCGAAGAACCGAAGCAGGAACAACCAGAGCAGCCAGCATCCGATGAAAAACCAATGTCCGAATGGGCGGCAATCAAAGCTGAGTGGCAGAAGTTGCGTGAAGAAAATGAACGATTAAAACAAGAAAAAGAATCAATTGTGCAGATGTGGAAAGCGGAAAATGAACAACTTTCGAGGGAATTTGATGATTTGAAACGGAAGTATGAAGCCATCACAACAGCTTTAAAAGCAGTACTGTAGGGTGGTGAGCGGATGAATTTAGCCAATGAGTTTCATCCTGTTCCAAAACCAATCAAAGAAAGAAAGGAAAAACCAAAGCCGGCATTTAAAGAAAAACGTTTCAATCGACAGAGGAAGAAGAAAAAGAAAGTTGAGATGTACAAAGGGATAAAAATTCCGCACAAAAAGAAAAGAGGCGAGATTTCGAAAACTGACTATGAAAAAGCCTTGTTGCATTACGGGGGCGGATGTGCAGAAACAGGAAATATTCAGATTGAAATGCACCATATCGTTTTTCGCTCGCAAGGCGGCCGCGGTGGGTGGAGAAATTTAGTACCGCTATCCAAAGAATTTCACACAAAATGCCATACAGATCGTGAGTATGCAGAATATTGGCGAAGGGAACATGAAAAGAAATTTGGCCCGCATTTCATGAAAGATCGTTTTGACCTATGGAAAGAAGGATTGATTCACAATCCAACAGAGGAAGCCTTTGAAAAATTTATGGAAGGAGAAGAAGAGCGTGCGAAGGCGATGGGTAGTTGAGAAAGAATTCATGTCAATTGATCGGGAACCACTGCAAACCATCATCATACATCCAGAAGAAGATGACAAGCTATCCATAAAGAAAGAGCATAGACCGTACTTTTTTAAAAAATACGTTGTATCAAAATAGACATAACACACCAACTATACACTAGCAGTCAATAGGACTTTTAACAAGCGGAACGGAGGTTCGGATGATAAAGGTAGGCTCATTGTTTTCCGGGGCGATTGACGGAATGTCTTTAGGATTCAAACTGGCTTCGGACAAGTACGAAACAGTAATTTCAAACGAACTGGAATCAACAGCGGTCAAAACAGCAGCAGCTAACTATGATCATCGAATTTTACAGGATGATATAAGAAATATTTCCATTGAGGCATTAAGGGAGTGCCAAGTAATAGCCGGCACTTTCCCTTGCCAAGAATACAGCAAAGCCGCACATATCCATAAAAATAAAAGGAAGGACAACTGGAAACAGGCATTTCATTGGGCGAGTATCAGAGATTTGTTTCTGCACTATTTTCGTTTTATTGCATTGGTGCAGCCAGAAGTATATCTATGGGAGAACAGCCCGGAAGTGAGAAATTTTCCGATTGTGATGGAAACCTTCCGCAAGCTGCCACCTTATCACTATTACGAATTGGAATTAGATACATTGGATTTCCGGCTCCCGCAACGGCGTAAAAGATTATTTGTGATTGGATTCAAGCGACCATATAACATGCCGAATGTGGCAGATTTCCAAATTTATAGCCGTCAGCTAACAATAAAGGATATCAAAGAGGACATTGAGGTAATAGACATCCCGCAATATGTCATCAATCGGATTGAAGGTAAGTATCGTGATTTTCCATCCGTCAAAGATGATGACGACATCGGAAATACATGTGTAGCTCATTATGGCCGGGATCGCGGCACTACTCTTATTCGAGATAAAACAGGATACAAAGGTATGCGGCCATTCACTGTTAGAGAATACGCCAGATTAATGGGGATTCCGGATAACTTTCAATTCGCTAACAAAGACACAACGAATTATCGGCACATTGGAAATTCGGTTTCGCCAGTTGTTACAAGAGCATTAGCAAAGGCAATTGAACCATATTTTATCGGGAGGTAAAGACATGATAAATCGCACTATTTTGGTTGGAAGGCTTACAAAAGACCCGGATTTACGCTACACGCCATCAGGAGTGGCCGTCTGCAACTTTACGCTTGCTGTTAACCGCACATTTACGAATCAGCAAGGAGAGCGGGAAGCGGATTTTATCAACATCGTTTGCTTTAAAAAAGCTGCAGAGAACGTAGCCAATTACTTAAAGAAAGGTTCCCTCGCCGGAGTAGACGGCCGTATTCAAACCCGGTCGTATGAAAAGGACGGCAAGAGAATTTACATCACGGAGGTAGTGGCGGAATCGGTTCAGTTTTTAGAGCCACGTTCGCAACAGCAAAACAGAGGACAGCAGCCAGACCCATTCGCTAATGACGGCACACCAATTGATATTTCGGATGAAATGCTCCCGTTTTGAGGCGGCCGCCCATGATACAAAGAGCCATAGGCGAGCGGTACAGACCGATAGTAAAGGTGAAGAAAATCAAGAAGGACGGGCCAAGAAAAGGAATGCCGACAATGATTGAGGTAAGCGGGGAATTATACGTTCTCGCCCATCGAGATCAACGACCGCAGAAAGGGAGAGGGAAATGGAATTTAGAAAAGACATAAACGATACATTGATTGATATTGGTTTAGAACGATACAGACAAGAATCAAAGTGGGGAAAACAGCGGCATCACCACGGTACATGGTTAGCAATTCTTGGCGAGGAATACGGAGAGGTATGCCAAGCAATGCAAAAAGGTCTTATCAGCGAAAAGGAAACGGATGCAGACGATTTATACAATGAATTAATTCAAGTGGCAGCGGTGGCTTGTGCAATAGCGGAACAGGTTAGAGAGGAAAGAGAGGATGCAGGACATCCAAGAATTGATACACAGGCATGAAGAAGAAATCAAAACCCTATTGGAGAGGAAGAAGGCATCCTCTCCCGGGGACTGGATATATGAAATGACGGAAGTGAAGATACTGGATCGGCAAGCCTTTATAAAACAATTGGAGGGGTTATTAGATGGCGATTGACCCGAAAGAGATTGAAAAAATTGTTGATGATTTTGAAGCAAAGGCAAGGCAATATCATGATATTTCGGAAGGTCTTTATATGCAAGGGAAGTTCCTCGAATGTGTAATGGAAGATGAAAAATCACACGCATTTGAATACTGCGCAATGGTTTTAAGGAGGAAGGTGCTTAAATGAATCCGGAAGAGCGCGAGAACATGATAAGCATTTTAGCGTGGTTTTTAGGATGGAACACCAGTACATTTGAACGGATGACGGACGAAGAGATTGAGCGTGTGTATCGGGAAAGGGTTGAAGGTCATGAGTAAGTACGGGGCCAAGAAAACGGTAGTAGATGGGATTGAGTTTGACTCGAAACTCGAATCCCAATATTACCTTTACCTCAAAGAACGGCAAGCTAAAGGCGAAATTGAAGCATTTACGTTACAGCCGCGTTACGTTCTTCAAGAAGCATTTAAAAAGAACGGGAAAACTTATCGGAAAATCGAATATGTAGCTGACTTTGAGGTTGTTCATCCGGGTGGAGCAGTTGAGGCTGTTGATATCAAAGGGGTATGTACTCCTGATTTTGCGATAAAAAGAAAGTTATTTGAAAAAAAGTACCCTTACAAATTGTCAGTGGTTAAGTATATCAAAAAGTTCGGAGGGTGGATTGAACTGGATGAATTGAAGCAGTTGCGGAGAAAAGCGAAGAAGGTGAAAAGTTGAAAACGATAGGTGAGTGGTCAGAAGAAATTCGAGCATTTTGGTTTGGGGCAAACAATTGTGAGTGGATAGCTTGGAAAGGCTCACATCAAATATTCGTTTTTCCGTGCGACGAGTACCCTAATCCTCCGTCAAAAATCATTCAACATAACAAGAGGATAGAAAGCATCGAAGATTTTACGGAAGCGATGCAAAACGGCAAGACTTACATTGTGGAATATAAAACAGGAAGCATTGAAGAGGGTGAATAAATGAAGCCAACGACAGCTTACGCACTAATATGGCTTTCGGTAGCTATCCCGGTGTCTGTAGGGATTATTGTAACGAAAAGTTTGGTTCCTTTATGGGCACTTATAATACCTGGATGTATTTCCATAAAAGAAGGTGATTAAATGACAATAAATTGGGGAAGCCCGGCGCGACCTAAATATTTATCATTTGTGTACGGTAAGTATTGGGATAAAGGTGATTTTAAGTTATTCAGCTTTAACAAAGTCCCGCTAGGTTGGTCAATGAATATTTGGAGACTATCGATTTCTTACGATAATTACGAGAAGGTGAAGTAATGGAGCTTTCCATAATCGCAAGAGAAATATATGAGGCAACACACCGCTTAGCGGCGGCCGGTAATGAAGTATACAGGCTTGCTAAAGAAAAAGCAGATACAGAGAGGGATTATCGTCTTGCCCTCTCTAAAGAAATATTGATATTGAAAAGCGAAGGAATGAGCGTGACCCTTGTTTCAGATGTAGCCCGCGGAAACGTGGCAGATTTAAAGCATAAGAGGGATTTAGCGGAAGGTAAGTATAAAGCATCCATTGAGGCGTTAAAGTCCATACAGGCGCAAGTGAATGCGTTGCAATCAATACTTAAATTTCAATCGGAGGTGTAGGGATGAACATGAATTATGAAACGGCGCTCGACAACATCAACCCGGACCACTACAAGAGAGGCGGCATTGAAACATTTGATTACATGAAAGCGAAGATGACACCGGTCCAGTTGGAAGGCTATTTGCTCGGCAACGTTTTGAAATACATGTCCCGGTATCAATACAAGAACGGCGTGGAGGATGTACGAAAGGCAGAGTGGTATTTGAAGGAATTAATTAAAGTGTTGGAGGGTGCAAATGGATAAATTACAGGAGATAAAAGCGTGGATTAAGGCGTATATGTATGATGGCAACAAGTATCATCATAGGAAACAGGATTACTGGATGAAAGAGTTATACGAAGAAGTGGAACGATTGCGGGAGGAAAACAAAAAATTAAAAGGCGAGTTGTTGTTTGAAAGAAACGTGAATGAGTTCAATTATCAGGAACTCCAACAGGCCCTTGAAGATCGTGACAAATGGGAGAAGGAAGCGGAACGGAACAGACGTGATTTTCTTGAGTTATCTAGTTGGGTAGCGGTACAAAAGAAAGGTGATGCCAGTGCTGAAGCGTAAAGAAATTGAGGATGCCCTACGTGATTATCATTGGATGATAAAAGAAATTGACCGATTACATGAAGAGTTAGCAACAGCAAACACCTCATGTACCACACAATATGGAATAGAAGCCTCGTTACCGAAAGCCAACGGGAACAGCGATACAGTCGGTAGGGAAGTAATCAACCGGGAAAGAAAACGAAGGACACTTACTAAGTTAGAAGCAAAGGTACAGTTCATTGAAAACAACATGGCTTGTATTGAAGATGCACGGCAACTCACCGTTTTAAATTGTATGTTAGACGGAATGAACATTGTTTCCATATCGCAACACATGGGATTTTCCGAGCGAACTGTTTACACAATAAAAGATGAGATAGTAAAGAGAATGAAGGAAAATGCAGAGATTGCGGAAAATGCAGGAATTACAGGAAAATTGAATGTGAGTTAGACAAGAAGCTATAATCAAAGTATCAATATGTTGTATGTAGGAAGGGAGGGAACACCGAACTTACTTCATACAAGTTATACTTATTCGTTGAAACTACCTGTTATTGTCGGATCGGGGTTAGCCCGGTCGCCTCTCGTGTGAGGGGTTAAGCGATAAGGGGTAGTTTTTCTTTTGTGCAGTCCTAACGAGTGACTAGGGCTTTAAATATAAACGGCACTAGGGAACCGAAAGCCATTTTAGGGGCGGAGGCACGCGCTTGACGTGGATGGGTTAGGGCGCAAAACAACAGGACAAGTGGGAAACATATCTCAATGAATGCCAAGCGGGTGGGTGGCAGAGATATAAAAAATGTCGGAAATTTTATTTATTGCCTAGAGAGAAGTAAGCCGTATTAAATCGACCCATTATCAAAGCACAATATGTTTTTTTCTGAGGTCGCTTGTACTTAATACCGGTAGTCGTAAAACGTTCCTCGGTGAGTGCTTGGGTGTAGCTGACGAGCCGTTTAGTACGCCACTCTCTGTAGGGAGTAAATAAACGTTTAACAGGACGTGAGTAGATCACGTCTTTTTTATTTGAAGGTGTAAGGGGAGAAGTTAGGCAATGATAAAGAAGTTGTACGATAAAGGGGAGAAGATATATTGTCCTCATTGTTTAAAACCTGTTTACGAATTAACAGAGGATATATACAATTGTAGTCCTTTACGTACTTATCAATTAAAAGGACTGGGGAAGAAGTCAGACCCGAAACCTTCTGATTCTGTTAAAACTAACTGTCCATATTGTGAGAAGAAATTTAACTTCATGGTAAAAGGAGAACGAGTAATAAAATGATTCGATGATTTTTATTTGGGAGGCGGTGCTATTGTAAATGGCTACAGGTAAATATCATGAATGGTTAGAGGATGAAGGTCTAATTAAAATAGAAGGATGGGCTAGGGACGGACTTACAGATGAGCAAATAGCCCATAACATGGGAATAACTAGAAAAACATTATATGAATGGAAAAATAAGTACAGTGACATATGTGACGCCTTAAAACGTGGCAAGGAAGTCATTGACCGTCAAGTAGAAAATGCTTTATTAAAACGTGCATTAGGATATGTATATGACGAAATCACCTATGAAGGCGGCATAGAAGTTAAAAGGGTGAGAAAACAAGTGCAGCCGGACACGACGGCTCAAATTTTTTGGTTGAAAAATCGCAAGCCGGACGTGTGGCGTGATAAGCGAGAAGCGAACGAAGAGGATAAGAATATCATTATCGAAAGTGCAATTCCTCGTGGTGATCGGGATGAAAATTAGAATTAATTACAGGCCGACAGAAAAACAAGGGATGTACCACTCGTCGACTGCTGATGAAGTGCTATATGGAGGGGCAGCAGGTGGAGGGAAGAGTAAAGCGACGGTAATGGAAGCCTTACAACTTTGTCTTGAGCATCCGAATACCAATGCCTATCTATTCCGTAAAACATACCCGGAATTACGTGACACACTCATAGCGGAGGCAATGAATAGCATTCCAAAAGAAATAGGGAAGTACAACGATTCGAAAAAAACCTATTTTCTTATCAATGGATCGGAATTGCGGTTCCGCTATTGTCAAAGTGAAAATGACCGTTTTAAATACCAGGGGGCAGAAATCCACTGGTTATTTATTGATGAACTCACACACTTTTCAAAAACGGTGTACGATTACCTGAAAACACGCCTACGGGCTAACAAACGGTTAGGGATTAAGCCGAAAGTTAGGTGTACGTCTAACCCGGGCGGAGTAGGTCACGGATGGGTAAAAGCGTATTTTATCGATATAGGCGAGCCGTTTAAAATTCATGAACGGCAAATTGAATCCAAAACATTAGGAAAAACGCAGATCAAAAAGATTCAATACATCCCTGCTTATGCAACTGACAATCCGCATATTACCGATGACTATATATTCGAATTAGAACAAAAACCCGAAGCTTTGAAAAAGGCCCTTTTATTTGGTGATTGGAACGTATTCGAAGGTCAAGTATTTACGGAATGGATGAACAGCCCGAATCCGGAAAGACGATACACTCACGTTATTGAGCCATTTAGGATTCCGGACGGATGGCATAAATTTAGATCGTTTGACTACGGCTATTCTCGCCCGTTTAGCGTTGGGTGGTGGGCAGTTGATTACGACGGTCGCCTTTATCGCTATAGAGAATGGTATGGATGTACAGGTGAACCCAATGTCGGCTTAAAACTATCTCCTACGGAGATCGCTAAAGGGATAAAAGAGCGTGAAGCGGGAGACGGAAACATTATTGGCTTTGCTGATCCGTCCATTTGGTCTAAGGATAGAGGGGAAAGTGTGGCTGACATCATGCTCAAAGAAGGTGTGACCTGGTTAAAAGCCGATAACGACCGATTAAACGGCAAAATGCAGGTGCATAACCGTCTAAAATTCGACGAAAACGGCATTCCGATGCTTTATGTGTTCTCAACGTGCAAAGACAGCATACGAACGATTCCTAACCTTCCGTACAGCGAAACAAAGGTTGAAGACATTGACACTGATGCGGAAGATCATGCGTACGATGACTGGCGGTATGCGCTTATGAGCAGGCCATATACTCCAAGTATTCCAATTGTTAAGAAGCAAATCCCATACCCATTCCGCACGAATGACGAGAATCAAGGAGGATTCATGACATGGTGACAATTATATTAGCGTGTACCATCCCGGTTAGCATGTTTGCTGCCGGTTTTTTTGCGTACAAGGGTGTGCAATTGGGACTTAGATGGCAGATTGAAGTGAGGAACGAAAAGCCTCCGACTATGGATATGCCTAAAAACCCGATTGAGCCCATTATTCAGTCGAAACAGGAGAAAGAACAGGTAAACATCCTGGCTGAATGGCTCAATGGTCCGACTGAAAGTAGGTGAGTAGATGTCAGATAAGATCATGGAACTGGCAAGCGTAGTCCAGAACCAGTACAAAGAGATTTTAAGCTATAAGAAACAACAGGGATTCCACGAGAAATGGGCGGAATATGAACGCTTCCTTTCCGGGGATCAGTGGCCACCGGTAACGGAGAAAACAAAGAACCTACCTCGCCCGGTGTTCAACATTATTAACCGGATTGAGAAGTTTAAAGTCTCATCCGTCATGAACGAGAACATTAAAATGGTGTTTACTGCGGAGGATTTAGATACCGAAGAAGGACCATATGAAGGTGCCGAGCGTTTTTCCCGTCTATCCGATGCGACCTGGGAGAACATCAAGCAAGACAAACTCAACGAAGAAGCGTTAGAGATTGCGGCTAACACGGGCACAGGAATATGGCACTATTACTGGGATAATTCCAAAACAGGCGGTAACGTGATGAAGTATAAAGGGGAAATCGCTGGCGAAATCATCGACCCGGTTAACTTTTTCCCTGGGAACCCGCAAAACAATGACGTGCAAAAACAGCCGTATATCATTATTACGCACCGTGATTTAGTGTCAAATGTGCGGCAAGAGGCGGAATCCAATGGTTTATCAAAGGAATTAGTCGCGTTAATCCTTCCTGATAGCGATACACAAGACCAAGCGTATGACATGGCTAAGCAAGAAGTGAAGGGAAGCGACAAATGCACCGTTTTAACGAAGTATTGGAAGGAAAACGGCTCCATTTTCTTCATGAAAGTGGTTGGGAACGTCGTTATTAAGCCGAAAACAAACACCCGATTAAAGCTTTATCCTCTTGTTATCATGCAGTGGGAGCGCCGCAGAAAGTCCATATTTGGAATCGGGGATACTGAAGGACTCATCCCAAACCAAAAAGGCATTAACTTTCTTATGGCTATGCAACTATTGAGTGTGCAGCTTACAGGATGGCCTAAATTGGTTTTAGATCGTAGTTTCGTACAAAACACACCAACCAATGAGCCTGGAGAAATTATCTCGGTGAATGGTGTGAACGGGCGGATAGATTCCGTTGTGCAATATTTAAATCCTGGTAACATTTCTCCGGTCGCTCAAACGTTAGTTGAATCCTTTATGCAGTTTACAAAGGAACTCACAGGAGCGAACGAGAATGCGTTAGGGGAGCAATCAACGGCGCAGATGAACGCGACAGCCATTATGTTGCTGCAAAAAGCGTCCGGAATTCCGATTGAAGCCGTGAAAAGACGTTTTTACCAAGCGATGGAGGACGTCGGGCGGATTTGGTTGGAGTTCTGGACGACTTATTACAATATGGAACGTACCGTTGCGTTAAGGGATGACGAAGGGGAATCCTACACCGATTCTTTCGTTGGAACGGATTACGCCGACGTCGATATGAAATTGAAAATTGACATTGGTCCATCATCCAGTTACAGCGAATCGCTGATGATGACATCCCTGGATAAACTGTTTGATACACAACAGATTTCTTTAGAGCAATATTTGCGCTATGCGCCTAAAAACGTCATTCCGTTTAAAGATCGCCTCTTAAAAGAGGTGCAGGAACAACAAGAACAACAGCAAATGCTCATGCAACAGCAGCAAGAAGAACAAATGATGATGCAACAACAACAGGAGGCAGAAAACGCCCCTCATCCGTTTGACCAGGAATTAAGCAAACTACCGAAACATCAACAGAAAAACTTCGAGAAATTACCGCCTGAATTACAAGATCAGATCATGCAACAAGTCGTACCGCCTCAACAGTAGGTGGTTTTTATTTTGTCCTGCCATATGACGGTAAACTGGGCAAATATTCGGCTACCATACCGAAGGAGGATTTAACAAATGGAAGAATTTATGGCCAACCAAAGCCAAGAACCTATGCAAGACAATATACAGCAACAAGAACAGATACAAGAGCCTGCTTCCGAACCACAGGAGCAGTATTTTGAGGTGAAATACAATAAGGAACCGGTAAAAGTTCCTTACGAGCAGGCCCCGGAATATATCCAAAAGGGGCTCAACTACGAAAAAGTACAACAACGCGCTACCGAATACGAACAACACTTGAATCGTCTAGCTCAATTATCGGGCTACCAAACCCATGATGAGTTGATTCAAGCGATTGAAGAAGCTGAACAACAAAGGCAAATGGAAGAGTATCAGCAAGCCGGGATTGACCCGAACATGTTGAATAAGTTCCTGGAAAACCATCCGGATATTCAATTTGCGCGCGAATTAAAAGCAAAACAGGAAGAAGAAGCCAAATTCAACTCGGAAATGGAATCTTTTTTTGAGGCTCACCCTGAAGTGCAGCCGAAAGACATCCCGGCAGAAGTGTGGGCGATCCGGGAGCGTGAAGGACTTCCCTTAATCCACGCCTATCGTTCATACATGTACGATAATGTGGCTCGACAATCCGAGCAAACAGCAATTCAGAAGTTACAACAAAATCAAATGGCCTCTCCAGGACCACTAAGCGGAGGCGATGTCCCTCATAACACTAGCATTAAGCAAATGGGGAAATCGGACTTTAATAGCCTAGTAGAACGTGTTCTAAGAGGTGAAGTAAAAAACCTTTAAGGAGATGATTATTTATGGCAAGTAACGTACAAACATATGCGCAATCAGGCGCAGGCTATAACGCTTTAACAGCTGAGCAAGCGGAATTTTATCAACGGGCGATGCTCGAAAGACTAATTGATAATGTGGTTTTCATGAATTATGGAAAAAAGCAAAACATACCGAAACGTAGCGGCGCAACTACATCTTGGAGACGTTTAGAACTCCCTACACTGAGCACTACTGCCATCGTAGAGGGTACAACTCCTGATGCACTTGACTTAACCATCAACAAAGTAACGGCAACTGTTAAGCAATACGGCGCATGGACAAAAGTATCTGATTTCCTTGACATGACAGGGTTAGACCCGATTATTACGGAAACTGCCCAAATGTTTGGTGATCATGCCGGACTTTCAATGGATACCATCGTTCGTGACATTGTGGCAGCAGGGACTAACGTCAAGTATGCTAACGGCAAAACGGCACGTAACCAAATTGCAGCAGGTACAGACAAAATTTCTGCTGCTGACATTATCAAACTCCGAACCATCATGGTTAAAAATAACGTTAAGCAAATTAAGCTACCGAGCGGCGGGAAAGGCTATTTAGCTTTTACTCATCCAGAAGTAGTTGCTGTTATTATGGGTCTTCAAGAATGGAAAGACCAAAACACCTATGTGGACACGAAAAACCGAGAACAAGGTATCGCCGGGCAAATGTACGGCATCTACTTCCTTGAAGCAAATACTGCCCCTGTATTCACTGGCGCCGGTGCAGGCGGTATTGATGTATACGGAACTATTGTAATTGGTGAAGGGGCTTACGGTATTCCGGACATTCAGGGTTCATCCAAGCCTGATATTATCGTTAAAAACTCTAACGGAGATTCGAGCGATACATCCAACCCAATGAACCTTTACAGCACGGTTGCCTGGAAATCGGCGTTTACTGCTGTTCGTTTGCAAGAAAAGGCGATTCTTCGTTACGAAAGTGCGATTGTGTAATAACTAAAATTAAGGAGGGCTACGGCTCTCCTTTTTTTATTATGAGGAGGAAATGAAATGGCTAAAAGTCAAAAAGAGATCGAAAAGGAACTGCAATCCGAACGTGAAGCGATATTAGCACAGGAAAAAGTAAAAATTACGATTCCGAGGGATCGGAACAACCCGGCAAAACATGTATGGGTATCTGTTAATGGTCAAGAATTTTACTTGGCTGTAGGCAAACCGATTGAAGTGCCACGTGTTGTCGCTGAAGTATGGCAGGATTCGTATAACCGTACGATTGAAGCGGAACAAAACATGGAGAAGTTTTCCGAAATTTAAGGGGTGATATAGATGTCAAACCCGAATTATTATCAACAAAACCCGGACGGAACATATGCGCAGAAAGTTACGCTAACGGGGAGTAATCTGCAAGATGCGCAGGCTATTCCCAAAAGATCAAAATTACCAGATGTAAAGGACATAGGTGGGGTAAATTTTACGGTTCCAGCGGGCGCTACTTTACTTCTGGAAGCTATCAACGATGCAAGACCATATGAGTATGCTTCTTTCGCTGTAGAAGCAAATACGCCACATTCGTATATAGCTAGGTTTGTTCAAAAACCGTTTAATCATGACGGAAACCTTGCTATACAAGATGATGCAAGTTCAGGAGGTCAGATTAGCGCTTGTCTAAAAAAAACAACCATATCATTTCACTTTTTGACGTTCCGTGTCATTAACAATTCAGCAACCGACCAAACATACAAATACGCTACTCGTGCATTATGGTATCTATAAGGGGGGGGTTTTGATGACTTTAAAAGAATCTTTAATTAATGCTGAGGGAAATATCAACATGATCGTTGGCGGCTATATGCCGGGTGAAACAACTCAAGATTTTTTTGATAATGTTTTTGGAGAGTTTGCTGATAAGGAACTCCCTCTGACAAATGATGATTTTCAAGCATTGTTAGATTCAACTCAATCTATCGGTTGGAAGTTAAACTTCCACGCTTTAAGGTATGAAGGGAAAATTTAATTTAACCTTCATGTTCCACTAACGGAGTTCTTAGTTCAACATGCACTCATTCATTGAGTGCTTTTTTTATGCCTTGAAAGGGGTGAAAGTATGAACCTTTCACAAATGATTGATGAGATCAACAAGGACACTGACGATACTTTTGACATGTCAACTTTGCTCGGGTGGATAAATCGTGCGTTGGATTTAGCTTCTGATGTTATGCGGTACGAAAAGCGAACCACTCTTTTTTTAGAAGAAGGGGTATCCGATTACGATTTACCTGCCGATTTAATGACATTGATCTATGTCATCGGAAGTAACGGCCCATACAAGGAACTAGACCTTCTTGACCAGAACGGATCGGGTTATAAACGATGGGGGAACATTATCGGTTTTCAGAACATCACTGAAACGGTTGTTGATATGTATTATCTCGCCTACCTTCCGCATTTGGTTAATCCGGAGGACGTTCCTGCGTTACCAATGCCGTTTCATGATCTTCCGGTACTTTATGCGGTAGCCAAAGCGAAGTACCAGGATGAAGAAGAAAACCTTTATGGAGCGGCGTTTTCGGAGTTTAACAACCGATTGCGCGAACTAGGGCAGTTTGTAGCCCGCAATCAAAAGCCTGATCGAATTAATCCTACATTCATGATTTAAGAAAGGAGGGGCTATATGGGCTACGTTGAATCGACATCATTAGGAAGAAACGTGAATGTCACCGAATTAGAGGCCGTTCGTGCGAGAGAAGATGCGAACGGAGTCAAATATACCGATTTAAAGGAAAGGCTCGATAATGACCAAAAGAATTTAGAAAGCGTCTTTTCCAACTTGGCGGAGACGGTTTTTTATGATGAGATCACTTTCGAAAAGTTGAGAGACGCCACATCTAACACAGATTATTATTTGACGACCATTCCATATCTGGACAAAGACGGCAATATCATTAAATTACAACATGGCTTTTCCAAAGACCAATTCAACACTGGGCAGGGAGAATCGGCCAGGGATTTTGCCACTCGTAATATCACGTCGTTTGCCGCCAACGCCTCAACGTTTGATATGACCACTTTGCAACCCCGGGGTATGCAGATTAAAGATGGTGTGGTTATGCAGGAGAACGTTAATAACCCGTATAATCGGCACATTTTAGGGATTAAAGACGACAATACGCTCATATCTTACCCGCCTACTACACCATCAAGCCAATTGTTGGACGATGGTGTAGTGCATGCGTTAACCGGGTTTTACCCGATGATTATAAATGGGGCGGCAGTTGATCCATCGGTCTATAATAGCGAATCCAACACCATACAGCCAAACCCACGACAGGCGATAGCGCAGTTACCTAATAAGGATATTATTTTCTTGACGTGCGAAGGCCGGACTTCAAAGAATACAGGGATGACATATGACGATATGATTCGGATTCTCCTTGCGAAAGGGGCAACATTCGCCTATTGTTTGGACGGAGGCGGCTCTTCGCAAACGTTAATTCGTGGGGTTATGCTAAATAATCCGATAGATGACAACGGTAAAACAGAACGTCCAGTTCCGGACTTTCTATACGTTAAAAAGCCGGCGATCAATCCGCAAAAACTCAAGACGACGAGTGCTGATATTGGGCTAGTGAATAAGAGGATAAAGGATATAGCGGCTGATTTACTTGCGATGGGGGACCTTGCAAGTACCGTAACATGGATCACTGATTGCAATAACGCTTCAATGGCAAGCGGTTTCTACTGGGCAGGTAGTTCTGCAGCTAATCGTCCGACATCTGATGTTTCATGGGGTATCCTTCATTTTAATGCCGGAACAAACGCGGCTATGCAAATTGCATTCCCGTACAGTGCTACATTGTACAATGTAAAGATGAGACGAACGCTAACAGATGGTAGTGGGAACTGGTATGCTTGGCGTGATTTAAAGGACTCGAACATTGGCACGTTGACATATAACGGCGATGGAACGTCCACATCAAAAACTATTCCACATGGGTTAGGAGCGATTCCTAACTTTTTTTCGGTGGTTCCTGCAAGCGTTGCGGCCGGAACAGCAGGTATTAAGTATGTAACTGCAGATGCGACCAATTTAACCGTCTATTTCAATGCGGCTCCTGCGGCGGGTACGAATAACGTTGTTTTGAAGTGGAAAGCAGAGATTTAAGGAGGGGTTAGGTTGTCCAACAAACTATTAATGACCATGCGTGACTTTTCGGCAGGCATCAACGACAAAGACGCTCCTAACCTCATCCCGGATAATGCCCTTGTAGACGCGCAAAACGCTATACTAGGGCGTGGGTACGCATCCAAACGGTATGGGTATAGCCGATATACGCCTAATTCGTCAGGTTTCCCGATTAATAAGCTATACCTGTTCAACAAAAACGACGGAACAACGGAATTATTAGCCGTTGGACTATTGAAGCTCAACAAGGATAGCAACGGCGTGCTTAGTTCAATTCCCTCATCGCCTACCTTTTTGACGAGTAATAACGTGCAAATGATAACGTATAAAGATCGAAACATTAACGATGTCGTTTTACTTGCGGATCAAGGGAAATTGAAGCGATACAACGGTACTGATGTGGCAGAAGTTACTGCACATGTACCGACAACAGATGAACAAACTAGCCCTGGAACTAACGACCTTATCAATCTCACAAATTTTCGCTGTATGGCGATAAAAAAAGACAGGATATTTGCTGCAGCACACCCGACCGTAAAAAATCGGGTGTCTTTTTGTTACCATGATCCGTATTTAGGCTATGCTGTATACGATTACTGGCCGGCAACCTACTTTTTTGATGTAGCGCCAGAGGAAAACGACGAAATAGTGCAGCTAAAAGTCTTTCGTGATGCGCTTTTAATCCTCATGAAGCGTAGCTTGTGGATATTACGAGGTGATGGGACTAGTATTACAGACTATGAATTAAGCCGGGTAAACGTGCCTGCGGGCTGTATTTCACCAAATTCCGTTCAAATCGTAGGAAATAACGTGTTTTATCTGGCAGAAGATCACGTTTACGCGCTTTTTTCAACCGATCAAAACTACATTAGCGCAAAAATCGTGAGTGAATCCATTGAAAAAACACTCGCCAAGTATTCTTTAGCGGATAAATCAAAGGCAGTAGGGCATTTTTATAACAACAAATACTATTTAGCGTTTCCTGACGGCACTTGTTTGATTTACGATGTCCTTCTTGGCTCATGGGTGCGGTGGACAAATATAAAAGCGAATTCGTTTTTAACAAAAGACGGGGAATTGTATTTCTCAACCAATGCCGGGCTAATCCATAAGTTCAAGGACACTATTTTCAACGATGACGGGGCTCCCATCGCCTTCTACATCCGAACAAAAATTCTTGACCTTAACACACCTGTGCAGGATAAAAAATTCAAACGGCTTTGGATGGTGTTTAAACAATATGACGGCTTTAAGACGAGTTACGCCATTCAAAGTTTTATCGATTATTTCCAGATTGTCGATGCCGGCATTGTAGAAACACCAATCAATGAGGGCGCAATTTGGGATGAAAGTAACTGGGACGAGGCGGAATGGGATTTTTCTGAACTTCTTCAGACGGTGATTAAGTTAGGGAAAAAAGGAAAAAACATACAACTCATGATTTCCAACGATAATTTAGATGAGCCTATAACGATTTATGGAATCACTATAGAGTACAAGGTAAAAAACGCATAAGTGAGGTGAAAGGATGGCTACTTATACGCGCAAATATGATTTCCAACCAGGGACGAGGATATCGTCTCAACAGGTGGACGATGAGTTTAACCAACTCATTAAAGCCGTAAATGATTTAGACAAATCCGTTAATCTTAAGGCGGATAAAGACAAAGCGCAAATGTATAAGATCACTAAGGATGACGGCGGCATGCCGTTCATGCTCGGCGGAACAAACGGTAATATTTACGGTATCGACGGCAACCTGGCAACCTTTTATTCGAACAAAGATACCCGTAACAATCCCAACAAAGAAAACAGCTTTCGAGGCCTGTATTTAACAACGGGGAACGATTACGGCGAACTAATCGCCTTTGGCAATGATGGAAGCACATGGCGAAACACAAAGATGGCCGGGGTATGGCAGGGATGGGTTAATGTCGGCGGCCCGCAATTGCAACTCTGGAAAGGCGCCTTGTATGTATTCGGTGACCAAACCATCACGCCTAAGAAAAAACTATCAGAATGCCGCAACGGATGGGTGTTAATTTGGTCCGACTATGATCCAGGTTCAAAGCCAACGGAAAACGATTTCGACTGGGCAATCACCTTCATTCCAAAGTTTTTTAAAGAAATTGATAATGGCGGTGGTTTTCTTATCCCGATTGTTTATGGGATGTCGGATAAAACCGTCTCGCTTACAGCCAAACGAATTTACATTAACGATTCAACCATCACCGGACACGACGATAATAGCGGAAGTGACAATTCGGCAAATGACGTGGTCTTGCGTTATGTTTATGAGTTTTAAGGAGGAATCGCATGAAAATCTACTTGTCTATGAATGGTGAGCGTGTACAGGGTTGGAGTAGTACCCGAGGAAATCCCGATGACATTGAAATCGAGGTTGATGAGAACCACGAAGTCCTTTTTAATCCATTCATTTTTAAATATGATACGGGTGAATTAATTAAGGATGAAGCGTACCAACAAGAACTAATCAACAGAAAAAAAGCCCACAAACCTATTGAGCAACAACTTGGGGAGCAGATTGCTAACGAACGCTTGGAAAGGTTAGAGGCAAAGGCGCTTCAAGATAGCCTTGGAAAAGAAATGGTTGACTTAAAACTTCAACTACTCAAAGGAGGCACAGCATGAACTTTTGGGAATTGGCTTACAAATACAATTGGGCAACTAAAGACCAACTTAAAGAAGCTGTTTTCTACAACGATTTAACGATTGAAGATTTTGAACGGATTACAGGCGAACCATACGTAGAGTAGGTTCTTTTTTTTATGTAAAGGAGGGAAATGAATGGCAGGTTTCAAGTATAAATATTCTCCTCTTTCGTATAATACGGCAACTAAGTGGGCGAAAAATCAGCTTGACCCATTGTATCAAAACGCCGTTAGAAATGTTCAGGCCCAAAAATACAACAATGAAATGCAAGCCGGTACGGTAGCACAAGCAAGAGGGCTTTCACACTCCGGCTTGGCGGCTGACCAACTCACAAAAATAGGCATTGCCGCGCAATCGCAAATCAAAGATTTGAACGCACAACGCAATGCGCAAATGGCTCAAATGGCACAAAACCTGGTACAACGGAATCAAGACGTCAATGACCGTCGGCGTTCTCAGTTATTCAATGAGTACATGAGCCAACAACAATTTAACTATCAAAAGAGTCGTGCAAATGTAGCAGACTCTCAATGGAACAAACAATTTAACGCGAGCCGGTCGGATGCCAAATGGCAAAAAGAGTGGCAGAAATATATGTACAACCATATGAGTGCTACAGAAAAGGCACAACTCGATTGGATGAAAAAACAGTACGGTGAATATGCTGCGTGGAGAATGTATGAATTGAACCAAACGCTGAAAGCGCAAAAAGAAATGTATCAAACGCAGATTGATGGATATTCGGGTTTTAGTTCGTCGTCAGGAGGGGGGTGGATACCAAATGCCAGAGACGGCAAATACAAAATTTCATCTGGTTTCGGGTATCGTGGTCGCAACGGTGGGGAAAATCATGGTGCAGTTGATATAGCCGTCCCACGAGGAACAAAGTTAGCTTCTACCGTTTCGGGAACTGTCGTTTATTCCGGATGGGGTAAAAAAGGGTCAGGCTATGGTAACTACGGAAATGTAGTTGCCATAAGGACTGCAAATGGTGATATACATCTTTTTGCCCATATGGATGGTGTAGGGGTTAAGGTTGGACAGCGTGTTAACAGAGGTCAATTCATCGGCATATCCGGAAATACTGGGGATTCTGATGGACCACATTTACACTACGAAGTGCGTAGGGGCGGAAATATCAACAGACGGATTGATCCTACACCTTGGTTGAGATAAAGGAGGGTGCCATGTTCAAGTATAAGTACAAACCCTTGACCTACAATAGCGCAACAACTCAAGCCGCAAGACAATTGGATCCACTCTATCAAAATTCGTTCAACAATCTACAACGGCAACAACGTCAGAATGAAATGACGGCTAGCACAGTTGTTCAAGCGAGAGGACTTGCTAATAGTGGATTAGCGGCTGATCAGCAAACGAAGCTATCATTAGCAACACAGGGGCAAATTACAGATTTAAATGCACAAAAAGCGTCGCAGATCGGGCAAATGGCCCTAAATTCGATTCAACGGAATCAAGACATTAATGACCGCAGGCGATCACAGCTGTTTAACGAGTACATGGGACAACAGCAGTTTGATTTCCAAAAAGCCCGCGATAAAATAGCGGATTCCCATTGGGATTTGCAGTATAACGCTAGTCGTTCGGATGCGAAGTGGGAAAAGAACTGGAGAAAGTACCAATACAACCACATGAGTGCGTCACAAAAAGCGCAATTGGATTGGGCGAAAAAGCGTTACGGTGAAGATGCCGCCTGGAGAATGTACGAGTTGAATTCTAATTTAACGGCTCAAAAAGAAATGTATCAAGCGCAAATGAATGGATTATCCGGGGCTAATTACACCACGTCAAGCGGCCCTAAATCGTTTCAAAAGAATATGGCGGCGGCCGTCAAGATGGGTGTCGATCCTGCTTGGGTTCCTTTGTTGAGTGAGATTGTACGCCGTGAATCTTCTTATAATCCTACAGCAAAAAATCCGAAATCCACAGCGTATGGATATGCGCAATTTTTATCCTCAACAAGACGGGCTTATGAGAAGAAAACAGGACTTAATTATAACAATCCTGTTCATCAGCTAGTCATGATGGCGCAGTACGTTAAAGACCGATACGGCACGCCTGCAAAAGCGTTAGCATTCTGGAACGCTCATAAATGGTACGCTTTACCAATATTGGTGGTCGGTTCTTTATTAGCAAAAGTATCATTTGGATTATTTTAATTTAGTTTTGAGTTGTTATTATTCCATAATTAAATATTATTGATTAAAGGTGGGCATAAGCTCGCTTTTTTTATTTTACCTACGAAAGGCGGTTTGTCTATGCCTTATAAATTCGATGATAAGAAATACAAAAAAATATTCGAGCAGATGTATGGAAAAGGTTCGTATGATTCCGGCATTTCCCGTGCTGGGGAAGTAGGTCGTCTGCAAGCAAAAGCAGCATTAGCGAAGGAAAACTATATCCAACGCATGAAAGAAGCAGAAGCGGAAGCAAAATACCAACAACATCTTGCTGAAATTGAAAAATATGGCATGTCGAAGAAAAAATATGACGAGAATCAAGCGAAATGGAAATACATGCAAAACCAAGTCAAAGGCTTTGTTGATTTTGGTAAAAACATTGGAAAAATAGGTGAGAAAGTTTTCGGTCATCCAATTAAAGAGGCAAAGAAAACGGGCGAAAAAATCTTAGATATTATTAATCCTTTTGATTCTTCATCAAAAAAAAACGATAAAATTAACATGAGCAAGCAGGATTTGATGCGTGAGGAAATGAATTATAAGAGGTTGCAGGCAAATGGGTTAGCTGACCCGCCTAAAAAGTCGAAACCTAAGAAGAAGAAAAAAGAGGGTTTTTGGGAAGGATTAGGTCATGATCTAGCTAAGACCTCTAAAAACGCTTATCATGCTCTTAACCCCTTTGATGATGTCTCGTTTAAAGAAGCTATTACAGGTGAAGTTAAACGCAAACGCAGTAATGCTTCTAAAGAAATTAATCGATCTGCCGCCCGTACACTGAATTCGGCGACATTAGGAGCTTTAGAATACATTGACAAGAAACAAGGCGGTAAACAAGCCGAAAGATTCGCTACTCGCAAATTCGGCGAAGGCGGCGCTATTGATCTAATGTCAGATTTAGCGGGTTTTCTTGTGCCCGGTACAGGATCAATAAAAGCGGCGAAATCCGTTGGGTTAGGGGCAAAGGGACTAAAAGAGGCTTCAACAGCAAAAAAAGCGCTACAAATTGCTAAGCAAGGAGCGGCGGCCGGAGCGATTTATGAAGGCGCTCGTGGCGGAGTAAAAGCGGCATTAGATCATGAAAGCTATTCGGGTAAAGATCATCTAAAAAACATCGCATTGGGAACGGTTTTAGGAGCCGTCGCAGACCCTTTAATTGAAATTGGAGGGTCTAAACTACTTAAAGGTCTAAGTAAGCTAAAATCGAGCGATAAAGGGGTTAAAACCCATCCGATCGCAGAACTTAAAAACGCTATAGAAACCACAGGGGCAACTAAGGAACAACCGGTTAATGTTCTTTCGAATAAAGGACTAACAAAATTGGCTGATAATCTGCCGAAATCTAAAAGTACAACGGAAAAATTCGAAGCTATTTCAGCTGAGCCGCAGCCTAAGTTGGTCAAGGTTAAGGAAATGCCGGACTTTTTTAGAAACAATGATGGCGTTATTCCTGATACAAGAGGACATATTGTTTCAAAAACCGTTGTAAGCAAAATACCACTTTCCGAACTAAAAAATAAGGCATACATTAAGGGCGTTGACAATTTACATCGTTTGAAACAGTTTGATGAAGCGGTCGAAAAAATCACAGGAAATAAATTGAAAGCTTCGGAATCTACTCATATACTTGGGTTGAACTCACGCGGCAGCGATATGATCAGTAAACAAATCCTTACGCAAAACGTAGTGGATTCTAAAGGTAATGTGATCGGCCAATCTTTAAAAGATATTGCCAAGAAGATTCCTAAAGGCAAAGAAGTTGACTTTGAAGATTACTTGATTAATAAACACGCTATTACCCGAATGGGTCGTGGCGAAAAGGTTTTCCCTGACGAAATGAAGATGTCCCCGGAGAAGTCAGCGGCCATCGTTAAAGCATACGAACAAAAACATCCGGAATTTAAACAACTAGCCAAAGAATATTATGATTATAATAAACAACTAGGGAAAGCCTGGTTGGTGGACACTGGTATTTTGACGCCGGAACAATGGGAGGGATACCTTAAAGCGAATCCTCATTATGTGCCAAATAACCGTGCTTTTAAAGATATTGAACGGTCTTTATTCACCGGGCGTGCAAAGAAAGGTTTTGCTAACCAAACCAATCCTGTTAAAAAGGCGACTGGATCACAACGTCAAATTATCAGCCCGCTTGAATCGACAATTGAACATACGGCGAACTATATCAAAACCGCCAAACGAAATGAAGTCATGCAAACCCTGATTCGTAATATTTCCAAAAATCCTGAAGCCTTCAAAGGATGGGCCGAAATTGTTCCAACGAAAGACTCGAAAGATGTCTTAGAAACACTGAACAAAGAAGGAATTGAAGGACTTTTAGAGAATTTCAATAAAGGTTTTGATCAAAAACCGGACTTGAATAAAGGAAATGTGGTTTCTGGAATTGTTAATGGCCAAAAAGTCCATGTAAGGGTTCATGATCCCGCATTACTTGATGCACTAACGAATCTTGACCCAAAAGCACAAAACATCATCATTCATTCGCTTGGTCAAGTGACAAGGGTAATGAAAAACTTAACAACCGGCATTAACCCGATTTTCTCGTTAACACGTAATATTTTCCGAGACATTCCAACTGCCTATGTAAACTCTAAGTCTACAAGTAACCCGTTTACATTCGGGAAGGACTTATTGGGTGCCGTTGTTAGTGTCATAAAGAATGATGAGCTTTATCGTTCGTTCAAGGCTGTCGGCGGCGGTCATTCATCGCCTATCGCTAGTGACGTTAACCTTCTAGCACAAAGCAAACGTTCAATCTTGCCACAAAAAGGGATTAAACCACTACTCGGAAAAGGCTTGGCTGCACTCGAAAACTTGAACAACGCAGTGGAAACGGCGCCACGTCTAGCGGAATACAAAAGGTTTGCCAAAAACGGTGATTATGATAGTAAAGTTAGGGGTCTGTATGAAGCGAATGACGTTACAGTAAACTTTAATAAGTATGGGAACGTTACTAAAGATGCTGACGCGATTATTCCTTACTTAAATGCTGCTATTCAAGGTCTAGATAAAACCTATAGAGCGTTTAAAGATAACCCTGTAAAAGCAGGAGTAAAAGCTTTTACAGCTATTACAGTGCCAAGCATTGTGCTTTATGCCATCAATCATAAAGACCCGAATTATCAAAAGTTAAGTAACTTCATCAAAGACACGAACTTCTTAATCCCTAAAGGTGATGGGACATTTTATAAGATTCCTAAACCTCGTGAATTGGGAGTATTGTTTGGTTCAGACGTGGAAAGAGTGTTAAGAAAATGGCAAGACGATGATCCGGAAGCCTTTGAAAAATTTTCCAATACAATCTTGGATGCATTTAAACCTCCAGCAAGAAGTGTTTTAGCGCCATTCACAGATTTACGAGCGAATAAAGATTTTGCCGGTCGTCCGATTGTGCCTGGTGATTTACAGAGATTGTCACCGAAATATCAATATGATAGCCGAACAAGTGAAGTTTCCAAATGGTTAGGAGATAAATTAAACTTATCACCGAAGCAACTTGATTACTTAGCAAATTCTTACGGAGGGGTGATAGCTGATCTCGGAATCCCAGCAACAGCGAGCGATAACGGGGGTAATCCGTTAGACAGAATTAGCGAAACATTAAAACGTCAAGTGACTGCTGATCCGGTTTATAGCAACGATATATTAGACAAATTCTACAGTACGAAGGAAAAGCTAGATAGAGCGAATGCGGATTACAAGGCAACTGGTGAACGCTCTAATGATTTGAATGAACGTTTGCGTAAAATTTTCGGTCGTCAATCAAGACAAATTTCGGACGTAAGGAAATCCATGAAGCAAATTCAAAACAACAAAAGTCTACCGTTTAAAGAACGGCAAGACAAGTTAAGGGAATTGCAAAAGAAATTGAATAGTATTGCCGATAAAACAAATAAATTAGTCAGATAGGGAGAGGCTTTATGTCTAAGGGCCATGTATTAATTGCCTTAATTCTTATAGCTTTTTGGATAGGTGAAATGTTTTTTTATGAAATGACTCATCTGATAGGAGCTATTTTAGGCGTTGTTCTATTTGTTTTAATTGGGATTTACCACCACGAGGATGGTAAAGGTAAATTTTCAAAACCATTCAAACAAAATAAAGATGACGAGGGTCGCTTTTAAGCGGCTCTTTTTATTTTGACAAAGGAGTGTTCAAATGTTAGTACGATTTAATGATTTGGAAATTGCAAAAACATATCTCTTCGGTGAAGTAAAGTTCTTGGATTTGCTTGTGGTTTTAATGCTTTGCGACATCATTACTGGGATCGTCAAGGCATTTAAAAACAAATCTTTACGAAGCAGAACGGCTTGGCTAGGGTATGCCCGAAAGATGCTAATTTTCGTAGTGATTATTGTTGCCAACATTACCGACAAAATACTTACATTAAACGGTGTCCTTGCTTTTGGTACCGTTCTTTTTTATGTCGCAAACGAAGGCCTGTCTATTATTGAAAACTTGGCCCAAATCGGCGTGAAAGTACCTAATTTTATCACTGATCGTTTACATGTAATTGAAAATCAAAGTGAAAAAGGAGACGATGTGAAATGAGTAAAATTGTTGTTATTGATCCAGGGCATGGCGGCAAAGATTCAGGTTGTGTAGGTAACGGATTAAAAGAAAAAGACATTGTTTTGAAAATCTCAAAATATACAAGGGATGAATTAATTCGGGGATATGAGGATGTTACCGTTTATTTAACGCGTGAAGATGATCGCTTTATTGAGTTGAGTGATCGGGCACGTTTTGCAAATGGTAAAAAAGCCGATTTGTTTATTTCAAACCATGTGAATGCCGGGGGCGGTACGGGATTTGAATCGTTTGTCTATAAAACCATTGGCGCTGGCAGCTCAACGGAAAAATACCGGAGAATCGTTCATGATGAAGTTCTTGCTGTTTACAAAAAACACGGATTTGGGGAACATGGCACGGGATTGAAAAAGGAAAACTTTGCGGTGGTCCGTGAAACATCGATGCCGGCTATGTTGCTCGAGCATTTATTTATCGACAGCAAGGATGCGAAATTTTTGAAAGACGATGACAATTTAAAAGAAGTGGCTGCTGCTGAAGCTAAAGGAATTGCTAGGGCTTTGGGATTAAAGCCTAAGACAAAGGTAGACACGGAGCCAAAAACTACCGTAGAAAAGAAAAAAGACGGTGAATTATACCGTGTGCAAGTTGGCGCATTTAAGGACAAAAAGAACGCTGACTCTCTAGCAAAAGAACTTGAGAAAAAAGGATACAAGCCGTTTGTAAGATAAAAAACGCCCCTGCTTAGCGGGGGCTATTGTTTATTATTTTTTTATACAAAAAATCTATAGATTGCATATTAACTTTCAAGTCATTATAGTTCTGATTACTTTTTACTAAAACAACTCCTTTATAGTCAAAATCATTTTTAGAAAGGTCACTATTAAGCTTAACCAAATGTAAGGTATTGTACATTTGTTCTGCGTAATTGAATAAATTTTGGTTGGTTGGCTTGTTGTTTTTTAATTCAAGTTGAAGCATATTTGCTTTTGAACCAAGATCATTTAATAAATTACCGACATCGTTAGAGTTATCAGCAATAGCGTTGTTCAATTGATTATAAGCATTCTTTAAGTCAGGATAACTTGTTTTAACAGTATTGATAAAATTAGTGTCCGAATAGTCTGTTTTCTGCTCCCTGTTTTGTTGTTCTTTTGCTTTTTCTGTAGTTTGTTCTTCAATTGCTGATTTATCTGTTATTGCTACTTCTTCTTTTTTAGGTTTTTGCAATTGTTTATTATCTTTTTCCTTTTTCAGCTCCTTAACTGTATCTTTTAAATCGTTAACCATTGATTGTAATTGCTCAATTTGTTTATCTTTTTTCTCTAAAGCGGCTGCGTTATTTGTATCAGTTTGTGAAGCGCATCCAGAAAGTAAGAACATCCCTAAAATTATGATCTCCTTCTTCACTTTATTCAATCTCCTTTAGGTATCCATATTTCTTCAATCTTTAAGCCCAATACTTTTGCGATTTTAAAGGCTACTGTAAGTGTAGGTAATGATCGTCCGGATATTAACACACTTAATGTTGTTTTGCTTATACCTGCTTGTTCAGCAATAAAACCTTTCTTTAATCCCCTTTCTTTTATTAACTCATCTAATTTACATTTTAATTCCATAACATCACCCATTATGATTATTCGCTAAAAAAATGGTTAGTCCTCTTAGAAAATTCAAAAAGAGACATGCAAGCGACAAGTTCCGCGCCCATATCCTTTAGTAATTCCAAAAATCATTCCGGTACATGGTCCTAAGTCAAGTTCCTTTTAGTAGTTCCTTCCCTTTTTCTTATTTGGGAATTACTAATCGGAATTGAAAAATCAAACGTAATTCTAGTTGTCTACAGTATTTTTCCTTGTTCCGTTTTTTAGGGACTATTACTGTCGTAATGCTAAAGGAGGGGTGGTGTGTGTTCTTTTCAATTCTCTCGTCAGCGGTGATGGGTTCGATTGTCGGTTACTCGTATTTAAAACAGAACGGATTAACAAACGATGCAGCAAAGCTTCAACGGATTTTTAAAAATTGCGGATTGGTGGTTTTTGAAGATGAAAACAAAAAGAAAGTTATGCGGAATGTCCAACTTTATCGAAGAAAAAAACATGAATGGGGAACGGAGTATGTTTATCGAATTCCATTAGGATTATCCTCAAAAGACTTCGAAAAGAAGCTTGATCATATCCAGGATGGCCTAAACAACAAAAAGCAGATTCTAGACATTTCGTTAGACGACCTTAAACGCCTCAATTTTAAACAAAACATCCATGCCCAACTAAAGACCTTGCTTAACAAGAAAAAACGTATACAGAAGGAAATAGAGCTGTCCTATGACGGAATGCTTCATGTGAAAGTGTATGAACAATCCTTGCCAGAGGAATTAATGTTTTCTGACGATTTACTTAATCAATGCTGCGGTTGGGAAGTTCCTTTCGGCGTTACTCGCTCAGAATTAATTAAACATGACTTTGAAAAAATTCCTCATTTGGTTCTAGGTGGCACTTCCCGATACGGTAAATCGAATTTATTAAATATGCTTATTTGTTCACTTATTCATAAAAAGCCTGAAAAGATTCGTTTTACGTTAATCGATCTTAAGGGATTGATGGAGTTTGGAGGGTACGAAAACCTTAAACAAGTGGCTCATATTGCTGGGGAGCCGGAAGAAGCAAGGGATGCTCTAAAAGCGGTTGTCTATGAAATGAAAGCTAGGCAACAAGAATTAAGGAAAAATGGTTGCAGAAAAGTACAGGAGGCGAAAGGTTATGACCGTCACTTCGTTATTGTTGATGAAGTCGGGGAGCTTAATCCTATGGAAGCTGTATCAAAAGAGGAAAGGCAGCTTAAAGAAGAATGCCAAACCTATATGTCACAAATCGCAAGGCTCGGAGCGGGTTTAGGCTATCGTCAAATCCTCGCCACACAATACCCGACTGGTGACGTGATACCCCGGCAGTGTAAGCAAAATTCCGATGCCAAACTTTGTTTTCGCGTACAAAACGGCACAGCTTCCCGGGTTGTTTTAGATGAGGTTGGGGCAGAGGAATTACCAATGATTCGTGGTCGCGCTATTTATCAGATGCCGGATCAGCGTGTCATTGTCCAAACGCCTTACATCAGTAGTGAACAAATAGACGAAATTATTCAGCCACATATCCAGGAAAGGAGTGAGCCAATTGCTAAAGGAGATGAGGGAGGAAGCGATCCTCTTATCATTGAAGAAACTTGGATACCTTAGCCGCAGTCAAATTCAGCGAATTCACCAATTAGGCGGGGACAGAAACGCTCGGAAAGTCTTAGCAGATATGAAACAGTTCCTCTCTTCGTTTCGTGAAGGGGAGACAGTTTATTATCTGAACAAAGAAGGAAGAGAACGGATCGGCAGCCAAACTGTACGAAAAAAGACCTTACAAGCCAAACATTATCTAATGCGTAACGAATTGTACATCGCCTTTGGTCAGCCAGAAACATGGAAAAACGAACCCAAAATAGGTACTAAAAAAACTGGGTTTATTATTGCGGATGCAATGTTTACTGTAGATGGTCGTTATTACTTCGTTGAAGTAGACTGTACCCAAAAAATGAGTGTGAATCGAAGAAAAATTGAAAAGTACAAAAAGTTTAAAGAAACTGGTTTGCTAACAAACTTTGAATTAATTTGGCTGACTACGACTGAATACCGCCGGGGCCAGTTAAAAAAATTGTGTCATGGGTTGGATAACGATGTGTATACGATTACCGATTTTAAATAAGGAGGGGTATCCATGCAATTGGCTTTAAGAAGGACGAAAACCATTAATTTCCGCGATTTTATGAGCGGCGAATATAAAGAGAAGAAGAAAAAGAATATAAAAGGAATGGCGCTTGCTGCAGGTTCCGCGTTAATTCCGCTAGCGATGTTTGAAAAAACGATGACTTCCTATGCGAGTGATCCAACAACAGCAATAACAGTAGCTGCACAACAAGCAGGCGTTTTCGATAAAGGGGCAGAAGTAATCGGAGAAACTACGTTGTCAATTATCGCCCATGCTCTTGATCCAGTCGTTCAATTATTAGTGGCGATTTCGCTGCCTATCGCTTCTGTAGTTATGATCGGCGGTTGCTTCTTCTTCATGTTCGGCAACAGCGAAAAAGCTTGGTCTACAATCCAAAACGCCGGTTTAGGATATATTTTGATTCAGCTTTCACCTTTATTCTTAAGGGTATTAAAAGAGATCGGAAATGCAATTTAA